AACTATGATGCCTTTGAACCATACAACCAAATACTTGCATTAGTAGGAGATATAGGAGATCACCAACAGTTAATGGGTGAAGAATGGGCTGAAGACAGATTATTAAAACTAGCTATGGCAATGGGAAGTACAGTTACAAGTAAATCCTATTTAGCTGGTATGCAATCTTTCGTAGATTTATTTTCTGGTCAACCCGGACAATCTAATAGAATTATTGCTTCTCTAATGAATAACACAGTACCTTTATCTGGTCTTAGAAATGAGATAGGTAAAGTACTAACACCATATACAAGAGAGCTAGGTTCTGATTTACAAAGTTCTATAAGAAATAGAAACTTAATAACTGAGAACATAGCAAGCGACCCATTACCTATTAAGTATGATATATTAACTGGTAGACCTATTAAAGATCACGACTTTATAACTCGTATGTTTAATGCGTTTTCACCTGTTAACTTTAACTTAGATTATTCTCCCGGTAGAGAGTTTCTATTTGACAGTGGTTATGATATGAGAACTTCTACATATACCGCTCCAGATGGAACAGATTTATCTGACAGTCCAAAGGTTAGGTCAATGTTCCAGAAAGCTATAGGAGAACAAAACCTACTAGCTACGTTTGATAAAATGGCTCAGTCAGAAAACATGCAAACATCCCTTGCAGAAATGCAATGGCATCGTAAAAATGGATTAGCAGATGTTGAACCAAAATCATTCCCACACTACAAACGAATTGCAAAAGAGTTTGACAAGGCTAAGAAACGAGCTTGGGCAAGCATTAAAAAAGATAACGACGTCCAAAAATTGTTACTTGAAGAAAGAAATCAAAAATTAAAAAATAGAAAAGCAAACAAAGGTACAATAGATAAAATTCTAGAAATGCCTAAATAATCCACCGCCAACTTAAAAGTTAGAAAACAAATGGCGACAACTGAAGAATACAAAAATGGTGGGAGTGCATCCTATTCATTTTCAATCGAAAGAATAAAAGACGAGGATATTAAAGTTTCTGTAGATGGTACAGATTTAACCTATACAGCAACTAATCCTCCTGCACAGACAACTGAATACACAGTCAATGGTTCTAACGTAATATTTAAGCAGGCTTCTGTTTCAGGTTCCACAAATGGTGGAGTCCGTATATATAGAGAAACTGCATTAGAAAATGCTGACTCAGCAACCTTTGTTGCTGGTTCTTCTATAAGAGCTGCTGACTTAAATGCAAACCATAAATTAGTTCGTTTCTCAGCACAAGAAAAGAATCAAAAAATAGTAACTGATGACATTAGAGATAGTCAGATTACTTCAGCAAAAATATTAGACGGAACTATTGTTGATGCCGATATAAATGCAAGTGCAGCAATATCTCAAAGTAAATTAGCTACAGGAACTCTACCTAGTGGAGTACAGATAAATAGTAGCAACATAGTAGATGGTTCTATTGTTAATGCTGATATAAATACAAGTGCAAATATAGCTGGTTCTAAATTAGCTAACGATTCTGTAACCCTAGATAAATTAGGTTCAGGAGCATTACCTACAGACATCACAGTAGCAAGTACTAACCTTGTAGATGGTACTATAGTTAACGCTGACGTAAACGCATCGGCTGCTATAGCTGGTACAAAAGTGACTCCGTCCTTTGGATCGCAGAATGTATCTACCAGTGGCACACTAGCAAGTGGTGCTCATACTGTTACAGGAAACATAACGGTTTCTGGTACAGTAGATGGACGTGACGTAGCTGCTGATGGTTCTAAACTAGACGGTATTGAAGCAGGAGCTACAGCAGATCAAACAGCAGCAGAGATAAGAACTCTTGTTGAATCTGCTAATGACAGTAATGTTTTTACTGACGCAGATCATACTAAACTAAACAATATAGAAACTGGAGCTACAGCAGACCAAACTAATGCAGAAATAAAAACTGCATACGAAGCCAATGCTGACACTAACGAGTTTAGTGATGCAGAACAAAGTAAACTAGCAAATATAGAAGCTGGAGCTACAGCCGATCAGACAGCTAGTGAAATAAAAACACTACTACAATCTGACAAACTTAGTTTATCTGAGATGAATACCACATCTTTAGATACTAGATATTTTACAGAAAGTGAGCTTACAGGTGGTGCTCTTGACGGTAGATACTACACAGAGACAGAAGCTGAAGCTAAATTCCTTAGACAAGACTCTTCTGAAACTATTGCTAGTGGTGCTACATGGTCTAACTCTGACGCATTTGTAGCTACAACTGCTGCAATCAACGCAAGAATTATTGACCTTATTGACGAGGTTGGTGGTTTTACAGCTATTGCTAACGAAACCAGCTTTCCTGCAACAAACCCACAAGGAGCTACAGGTCAATCAGCTATATTAAGTATTGCTGCTGCAAGTACAACATTGACTCCTAGCGGTACGACTCTTACTATTGCAAATGGCGCAGGGTCAGGAAACACAGTGACTGTGACAGGTGTACCTACAGCAATACCACAGGGCTTTGGTTTTTTAGTAGAGTCAACATCTACAACACATACATATGCTTTCCACAGGTTAGTACCTATAGCAACTCAAGTTAATACTGTTGCTTCTAATATTACTAACATTGTTAATGCTGGTGCAAACGTTGTAGATATAAATAACTTTGCTGACATATATCAAATTTCAAATAGTGCGCCTACACAAAGAGCAGATGGAACAAGTTTACAAGACGGTGATTTATGGTTTGATAATTCCAATGATAATTTACGGGTATATGACGGGACTAATTGGGCTATCATCACCCCTGCACAAAGTGTTCTTGATGATATTGCTATTGTCTCAGGTGCGGTTACTTATTCCGAAGACCTAGGATTAATAACTGATGCTGCATCAACAGGTAGTTCTAATGGTTCATTAGATATTGTTGCAGATGCACTAGAAGATGAAATTACATTTACTGTTACAGCAGCTACAGGTAAATTTATTATTGATGGAGTAGATAAACCAGCTTTAACATTACATAAAGGTTGGACCTATACATTTGATGTTAGTGATGCTTCTAATGCAAACCATCCATTCCGATTTTATGCTGGTAGTTCTCAATATACAACTAACGTAACTATTACTGGTACACAAGGGCAAACTGGTGCAAAAGTACAAATTGTAATACCAGAATCACAGCCAAGTAATTTCCAGTACTACTGTACAAACCACAGTGGTATGGGTAATACTATAACTGTAATTGAAGATCCTATCAAAGCTGTAGCTGATATTGCTTCTAGTGTTGTAACAGTTGGGGGCATAGCTTCTAACGTAACAGCAGTTGCAAACAATACATCTAACATAAATGCAGTACAAGCCAATGCAACCAACATTAACGCCGTACAAGCTAACGCTTCTAATATTAATGCTGTCGCTGGTAACGCTACAAATATTAATTCAGTTGTTTCCAACGCTTCAAACATTAATACAGTAGCTGGTATCCAAGCAAACGTTACAACCGTAGCTAACAATACAAGTAACATTAACGCTGCTGTTAATAACCAATCAAATATTAACGCAGCAGTTTCTAACGCTACAAATATAAACACAGTTTCTGGTTCTATAGGTGACGTTAACAGGTATGCAAATGAATACCAAATTTCTTCTTCTGCACCCGGAAGTCCTAGTGCTGGAGATTTGTGGTTTGACACAAGTACTAACACTTTAAAAAACTACAATGGTTCTGCATGGTTAGGTATTACATCTAACTCTGGTATCCAGAACGTAGCTGATGACACATCTCCAGAACTTGTTGCTGCATTAGATTGCAATAACAATAATCTTACTGAGGTAGGAACAGTCAGTGGAAACAACTTACAAATAGATTTCGGTACACTTTAAATGGCTAAATTATTAAAATTAAGGCGTGGTACTACAACGCAGCACGCATCATTTACTGGTGCCGAAGGCGAAGTAACTATAGATACCACAAAAGATACAGCCGTCGTACATGATGGCGCACAAGCTGGTGGTAGACCACTAGCAAGAGAAGATCTGACAAACGTATCTTCAAATACTATTGCTGGAAGATTAGCTAATGATTCTTTAGCAGTAGGTAAGCTTGCTCCCGGCACCTTACCTTCAGATGTAAAGATTGCAGATGCTAACATATCTGGTAACTTAACAATCGAATCAGCAGATATAGTAGACGGAACAATCGTTAATGCTGACATAGCAGCAAACGCAGCTATTGCTGGTTCAAAATTAGAAAACTCTGGCGTAACTGCTGGTCAATATGGTTCTAGCTCTGCTATTCCTATCGTCACAGTTGACGCTCAAGGTTTAGTTACAGCAGCTTCAACAACTGCGATTGACAGCACAACTATTGCAAACGGAACATCAAGCGTAGCAGTAGCAAACAACGGAGACATTACAGCAACGAGAGCTGGTACAGCTAGGCTTGCTGTTAATAACACTGGTATTGACGTAACAGGAAGAGTCACAGCAGATGACTTAACTGTACAAAATACATCTGGAAATTTAAGTGCTTTCTTTACAGCAACTAATGGGTTAGGAACTCTTGAAGTTGGTGGTTCAACAGGTGCATTTATTGATTTAAAAACTCCTGCTTCAGATGACTATGATTTAAGAGTTGATGCTAGTGGAACTTTAACAAGTACAGGTTCTATAGCTTTAAATACTGCATCTGGTCAGTCAGTATCAGTACAAAGAAATCTAGATGTTGGTGCTGGTCTTGACGTAACAGGAAACATTACAGTTACAGGAACAGTTGACGGTGTAGACGTAGCAGCTCTAAATACAACAGTTGGAAACTTAGGAATCTCTAATGGTGCTATAGCTAGTGGTACAACCGCAGTTACTCAAGGTCAATCTGCCAACAATACTCAGATTGCTACTACTTCATTTGTTAAAACAGCTATATCAGACTTAGTCGACTCATCTCCCGGTGCTCTTAATACTCTTAACGAGTTAGCAGCAGCTATAAACGATGACGCTAGTTTCTCTACAACTGTAAACAACAACATTGCTACCAAGATGCCTTTGTCTGGTGGTGAGTTTACAGGTAACGTAACTTGTGAAGACATTACACCTGACGGAGATAGCACTAGAAACTTAGGTACAAACTCTACAAGATTTGCAAACGTATATGCTGACAACTTTGTTGGTAGTGGTGCAAACTTAACAGGTATTGAATCATTTGTATCTGGTATGATATTATTATGGTCTGGGTCTACAGGTAGTATTCCTAGTGGATTTGTACTATGTAATGGTTCTAACAGTACACCTGACTTACGAGATAGATTTGTAGTTGGTGCTGGTAACTCTTACTCTGTAGGAGCTACTGGTGGTTCTAATACTGGTACAGATACGGTAAACATTTCTGGTTCCGATACAGTTAGCATTACTGTTTCTGGTACTGCTACGGGCTATACTGGTTACACAGAACAAAGTACTCACTTTAGTAACTCTTGGAATAGTTTAAATAGAGTATACTACAACTACTCACGAGGTGTTATGAGTTTACCATTCTCAGGTACAGGTACAGATACAGTAAACATTTCTGGTTCAGATACAGTTAGCATTGACAATAGACCTCCATACTATGCTCTTTGCTACATAATGAAAACTTAATTTAATTTACCACCCTTTATTTATGACATTAAACATAACTGCACCATTTGCCTATTATGTAGGTGATGGAGTATTAGATTTTGATTTTAGTAAAATTAGAAAAGAAAAACGTATAACATGGGCTAACAATCAGCAACAATCTAAAGAGTTTCAAGAAGAAATAGATTCAATAGGATATAAAGAGTTTCATAATAAATATTATAGAATTTTAGAATCTTATCCTGAGTTACGTGATTTAATAACTTATAATTTTAATTTATTTTTAGAAAATACTATGGGGAGTATTAAATCTAAAATATCTACTTCTTGGATAACTTATATGACAGAAGGAGAAAAAAATTTAAGGCATAGACATAGTAATTGTTTTTATTCTGGAGTTTTATATTTTGATGAAGATTATAACGAAGAGTCAGCAAAATTAGAATTAGAAAATCCAGTACCACAACAAATGGAAACTATAATTCCTCTTTATTATAATCAGAAGAAAAAACATAATCAATCCCTATCTAATATACAAATTGCACCAAAAACAGGTCAATTTTTGTTTTTCCCATCAATTTGTAATCACGGCACAAATTTACATGTAGGTGACCCTAGAAAATCACTTGCTTTTAATTTTGTTTTTGACTCACCTGTTTGGGCATTTGATTCAACTTGGAGTCCTGATTGGTAATGGAAATACCTTCCATAGTAATACCACCAATACAAACAATAGAAACAATATCTATACCTTTACCTACAGCAGATGTACCATCATACATTCCTATGGTGGTACCGCCTAGCGACTTAGAAGCTCCTGAGGGAGTTCAAGCAGAGGCGAAAGATGAACCGGAAGCAGGATTAAGAAAAGTAGACATACCGTTTACAGATTTTAAAATGCCTGTCCCGGAGAACGAAATTTTAGTAACGGCTGGGACAACTGCGGTTGTCTCTGTAGCAGCCACCCTCACAGCTACAGCAGCATTTAAGTGGGCGGTTACTGCAATGAAACCAATACTAAAAACAGCATGGAAGAAACTAAGCCAAAGAAACAAGGGATAATAGGTAAATTAAAAGACATAGGCGAAGAAAAAGAACATACGCTAGAAGTTCTTGGAACTCTAGTAAGACTAGGCGTAGTTGTTTGGTCTGGTTTTATAATCACTATGAATTACATAGATATACCTATGGTTAAAAAGTCTGGAAACAGCGATATTACTTTCGTAGCCAGCGTTTTTACGGGCGCGTTGGCAACGTTCGGCTTGACTACTGGCAAGAATGGCAGTAGCAAAACACCTACAAATTGCCCAATGGTAAAAAAACCAGAACAAAAATGAAGAAACT